ATAGTGCAAAAGATAGTGCAAAAAGCAAGGTGCAAAATCAGCCTGACGGTAAACATTTAGAGATAGATGAGCGCGAAACGATAAAAGAGAAAGCTGCAGAAATGTTGGCTGACCCTACTGTGACTACTAATCAAGAAGTCATAGACAATATACCAGTCAGCAGAAAAACGTATTATAAGTGGAAGAATGACGAGCAATTCATAGCGCGTGTCAATGCAAAGATAGACAAATACACTGATAGAGAAGTTCCAAATGTGTGGCGTGAGCTAATCAAAAATTGCAAGCAAGGCGAGACAAGAGCAATTAAGCTATTTTTTGAAATGAAAGAGAAATATAAAAACAAGCTTGAAATTTCAGGTCCAAATGGAGGTCCAATTAATGTTGACAAAACTTTTGATTTAAGCAAGCTATCTGACAAGGAGCTGGAGAAGCTTGAAGAGATTAGTGAAAAGCTTAGCGACTAAGTTAGATAGAAGTGCAGTTAAAAGAGAGAAAGCTAGAAGGCATCTTTGTGACTTTCTTGAATATGATAGTGGTTACAGCAGCGAAAAAGGAAGGTACAATTGGAACCGTGCTCAGCATCTTGAGATGTTAGCTGAAAAGTTAGAACAAATTGAAAAAGGCAATTTAAGGAAACTAATGGTATTTATGCCGCCAAGACATGGAAAGTCAGAGATGGTTTCGAAAAAATTTCCAGCATGGTATCTTGGAAGGAACCCTAACAATGAAATAATTTTAAGTTCATATACAGCAGATTTAGCTTATGATTTTAGCGAAATAGCAAGAAATACAGTAAGAAGATGTGGTGGCGATGTTTTTGGCAAAGAGTTATCTTCACAAGCTTCAGCTAAAAAGAAATGGAAATTAGCAGAGTATGGTGGGAGTTTAGCAGCAGCTGGAGTTGGAGGCCCAATAACAGGACGTGGAGCAGATGTCGCAATAATAGATGACCCGTTTAAAAATTGGGAAGAAGCTTCAAGTAAAACTATAAGAGACAAAGTAGATAAATGGTATCAGTCAGTGTTGAGAACTAGATTAAACCCAAAAGGGTCAATAGTTTTAGTAATGACTAGATGGCATGAAGATGATTTAGCTGGAAGGCTTTTAGATAGAGAAGAAGAAGAATGGCAGGTAATAAAATTTCCAGCAATAGCAAAATCAGAAGATGTTTTAGGAAGAAAACCTGGAGAAGTATTGTGGCCTGAAAGGTATCCAAAAGAAGAAATTGAAGATATAAAAGCTGGAATGTTAAGTAGAATGTTTGAATCATTGTATCAGCAAGTTCCTAGGGCAACAAGCGAAAATGCATTATGGGATTATGACATTATAACGCACAATTCACAATTTCCAGATTTAGACAGAGTAATTGTTGCAATAGATCCAGCAGTTTCGAGTAATTCGAAATCAGACGAGACTGGAATAATAGTTTGTGGTAAAGTGAATAAAAAGAAAGCTGCTGGAGGAGATAAATATTATGTAATAGAAGATGCTTCAGGAGTATATAGTCCAAGTGAATGGGCACAAATTGCAGTAAGCTTATATAACAAGTATCAAGCATCAGCAATTATAGGTGAAGCAAACCAAGGTGGCGATTTGATAGAGAGTAACATAAGAAATCATGACCCAGTAGTTAATTATAAAAGTGTAAAAGCTACAAGAGGAAAGAAGATAAGAGCTGAACCTATTGCAGCATTATATGAGCAAAATAAAATAATACACACAAGGCCTTTTACTGAATTAGAAAAGCAGATGACAAGCTGGGAGCAAGGTGATAGCGATAGCCCTGATAGATTAGATGCTTTAGTTTGGGGAATTACTGAACTAAGTGGCAAAAGTAAGCGAGCAGGAGTTTGGTAATAGTAACGTGTAATATATTCGTTATATTTATAGCCTCAGTGTATTCCCTGTGCATTTAGATATTATATCAATAGTAATATACATCTTAACTATCAAATGCATGAGAAATACACCCTTGTTTTGAAGTATAGGCACATATAGGTAGGTGCTAATTATGGCAAATATAGATAATGGAAAACAAGAAAATAGCATATTGTCAAAGTATAATATAAACGAAGATGGTAGCAGTAAAGCTAGTGCACAAAACAGTGATAATAATATGCTAACAACGAATGTTGTGTCGCAATTACTTGATAGAGCAGCTTTAAGTTCTATGGCTGGAAAGCAATTTAATGGAGAAAGAGATTTGTATGAAGTTTTTGGCTTTACACGCAACTTATGCTACCAAAATTATTATGACAAATATGATAGACAAGATATTGCTGGAAGAATTGTTGATGCAAAGCCTAATGAAACTTGGCGAAAGCCTCCAAAAATAAAAGAAAGAGTAGAAGGCATACGTGAAGGTGATAATAAAACGCAGTTTGAGAAGCAGTGGGAGGAAATAGAAAAAGATAGAAGAATAAGGCTTTATAATAAGCTTAATAGGGCTGATAGGATATCTGGCATAGGTGAATTTGGGATAATATTAATAGGCGTAAATGATGGCAAAAGCCTAGCCGCAGAGATGGGGCAGTTAGACGGCCCTGAAGATATTATGTACCTATCACCATATAGCCAAGGAAGTACGAAGATTGATGATTGGGAAGAAGACCCAACAAACCCAAGATTTGGCCTTCCTAAGAAATATAAAATAGAGCTGAGAGCTGACCTAAATAAGAGCAATGATATAGATATTGAAAATGTCAAAGTGCATCATTCACGTGTAATTCATATAGCAGAAGACCTTGATGAGAATGACGTATATGGAAGGCCGAGACTGAAGAGAGTTTACAACCTTTTAGATTCACTGCAAAAATTAGCAGGAGCTTCGCCTGAAAACTTTTACCAAAACGCAAAAACTGATTTAAAAGCTCAAGTTAGAGATGATTATGAATTAGCTCCTGAAGATGCAGAAGATTTGCAGAAAAATCTTCAAGACTTTATTCATGATTTCACATCATTGGTAAGAACTGAAGGTGTAGATGTCGAGATGTTTGAAAGAAACATAGCTGACCCATCTAATCCTTTTGACGTATTAATATCATTAATGTCTGCAGCAACAGGAATACCTAAAAGAATATTGCTTGGTTCTGAGTCTGGTCAGATGGCAGCTAACCAAGACGAAAGGACTTGGCTTTCTTTGATAGAAGAGAGAAGAAATAACTTTGCACAGCAGCAGGTATTAGAGCCACTTATTGATAGATTTATAGATTATGGAGCTTTAGCTGAACCCCCTAATGGGTATACAATTAGCTGGCCTGATTTATTTCAGAAAACTGAGAAAGAGCATGCTGAAATTATGAAGCTGAAATTGGAGGCTGCAAATGCATTAGCTGAAGGCGGTTCAAATATGATAGTTGATGTTGACGCTGTGTTAGATGAGATTGGACTTCCTGCAGATACTTCAGAAGTAGATACCGTTGATGAAGGTAATGAAGAAGTTATGAAACAATTCAACCAAAGCTTTCCAGAACAGCATTAATAGAAAGGCCTGATTTGCATGCCTGTAATAAAAAGCTGCAATTGTAATAGTAAACATCAATCATTAAATGAGAAGTTGCGAAAAGATCCTACAGAGACTAAGACAATACGCCAGTCATATGCAAGAGATGCAAGAAAGAGATTTAGAAAGTTGAAAGGTTGGATAAGAAAAGTTATTGAGAAGGAAGATGCGTTAGGAATAAAGGGTAAGCCTGGAATGGACTTTAACAAAGCTGAAAATATAGTGATTACTATAAATCAACCAATAGCACAGCCACAAATGACAGAGAGAATTGAATCATTTATAGGAGTAATGGAAGAAAAAATAGATGATGACATATTAGAGCAAGTAAAAAGATCAGTAGAAGGTGAAAATTGGCAGAATGGATATGTAGAGCAGAGCTATAGAAAAGGTGTTAAAGATTCAGCGAATCGTGTATCTAAACTTCCTTCGATGGAAGGTGTATCAGCAATAGCTGTAGAAGAAGCAATGAAACATCCTACCCATGTTGATGCATTAGGATTGCTGCAAGAAAGGAACTTTAGAGAGTTAAAAGGTGCTACAGAAGCAATGGCACAGGAAGTTAATAGAACGCTGACTGAAGGAGTTATGCAAGGTCAGAGTAAAAGTAAAATAGCTTCAGCACTTAACGATAGGGTTGATAAAATAGGAATAACTAGAGCTAATACTATAGCAAGAACTGAAACTGTAAGAGCACATTCTAACGCAACTCTTAATTATTATCAACAAGCTGGGCTAGATGGCGTAGAAGCAGAAGTTGAGCATTCAGTAGTAGATGATGGGAGGCTGTGTGAAACATGTGCTGGATTAGAAGGTGAGACTTATAAAATTAAAGAAGCAAGAGGAGTAATTCCAGTACATCCTAACTGTAGGTGTACATGGCTTCCTGTTACAGGCGATGCAACAAATATAGATAAAGGAAAATATAGTGGCAGCTAACCATCGATTTCTTCTGCAAAACCGCAAAGGAGGAAGCTTAAGTGAATTCTAACTTTAACACGTTTCGCTGCCAAAAGTGTGAAGAAAAGCTATTTGAGCATGATATGAAGGGTAGTGAAGGAAAAATAGTTATAGTTTGCCCAAATTGTGGCAGCTTAAATACGATTAGTTTTGGCAGTGAAGTTGAGAATAGGCACATAAACAACTAAACGCCAGTTATCTCAGTTGTATATTATATGCTCTCATGCATTTGATTATATATGTGATATAATATACATCCATAATATATAAATGCACAGGAACATACACTATAAAACCCTAATAACAATCTGGTGTTTTGTTACAGCTAAAAAGCAAGGTGGTGGTAAACGTATGGACAAAACAATTATAATTCACACCTTAAACAATAACCAAGTAAGAAGTGAAAATGTAGATGGCAGGGAATATTTAGTTTCACCTGTTGTCGCTGTCAAAGCTGGCGTTCTTAACGGGATGCTAGCACCTGAAGATGAGCTTAAAGAATTTTACCAGGTGTGGAATGATGTTCCAGTTCCTGTTGGGCATCCAAAAAGAAATGGAAAAAATGTAAGCAGCAGGCATTTAGAAGTAGTTAACAACGATGTATTAGGCAGATTTTATAACGCAGAATGGGATGGAGATAAGCTTAAAGGAGAAATATGGATAGACGTAAAGAAAGCTGAAAATATAGCTGATGAAAATGAAGAAGTTGAAGAAGCGTTAGAAGCAATAAGAAATGAAAGCCAGATAAATGTATCTACATCATATTTCTCTAATGTTGAGATGGCAAAAGGTGTTTATAACGGAGAAGAATATGAAGGAATACAGAGAAATATTAGGCCTGACCATTTAGCTCTTTTGCCAAATCAAAAAGGAGCATGTAGTTTAGAAGATGGGTGTGGCACTCCTATGGTCAACCACATAAAGGAAGAAGGCAGCAAGAAAGGAGGTAAGCTAGTGGATGATTCTGAAATAAGCCTTCACAAAATGGCAAATAGAAAAATTAACAATCAGCTAGAGATGCCTAGAACTCCTGAGTATGATGGCACTGAAGATATGCCTAATTGGAGTGATGTGCCATTAACGCTAACTTCTTTCAGAGAAGCCTATCATGAATATTCAGATAACGCTCCTGATGATTTTGAAGATATCCCAAGTGATGGGTGGTCAGAACTATCACAAGACGCTAGAGATTGGATAGCAAGTAAGTCACTTTTAGGTGATCCAAACGCAAACAATTTAGGTGATGGAGTTGTCCTTCCTGTAGTTAATCCTAACACAAATAACCTTAATGAAAATGGGTTAGATGGCGCGCTATCGAGAGCTCCAATGATGGAAGGAGCTTCTTCAGAGACTATTAATGCTGCACAAGCTAAAGCAAGAACGCTTTTAAACGAAGAATTTGATAGAGAAATAGAAGCTGAGAAAGAAGCAAATAATAACTTCACAAAAAAAGTTGCTAATGCCTTTACTGAATTTATTAAGGAAAATATAGATAAGATCCAAAAGAAGGTAGGTGAAGATATGCAAAGCAATGAAAAACAAGAGCTAATTAATAACATCAAAAACTGCAAATGCAACGAGTTCACTGAGGAAGAACTGAGCAACTTAAACAAGAATCAATTGTATACTATTAATCAAGGATATGAAGTTACCTGTGACGAGTCTGATAAACCTGAGGGCAATTCTAAAGATGGCAGCACAGGTAATTTAAATAATAATGAAGGAGGTAATAATAAGATGGCTAATGAAGAAGCAGTTGAAGAAGAAGAAAAATTAGAAGAAGCTGAAGGTGCAGAAGAAGTTGAAGAAGAAGAAAAGAAAGAGGAGAATAAAGCTACTGAAGATGTAGAAGCTGAAAACGAAGAAGCAGCTGAACTTAATCAAGAAGCTGCAAAGCAAATAGTAGCAAGAGCTTTTGGAGTAGACGTAGAAGAATTTGAAAACATGAAAAGCCAAATTGAAAACATGAAAAAGAAAGAAGAAAACCAAAGAAAAGATTTAGCCGAAGAGTTGAAAGAGAATTCTTCTGTTGATTTCACTGATGAAGAGCTTGAAAACCTTAACACAAACACTCTGAAAAAGATTAAAAAAGCAACTGAAAAGAATCAACCTGCTAACTATCTTGGAAATGGCTTAAATAATTTCAAGTCCTCTAATGAAGATAACGGAGAAGAAAGAAAGTTTGGAACTTCTATTGAAGATTTCTCAAGCAAATAATTAGACGTTTGACAAAATTAAAGGAGGTTTTGAATAATGGCTAACAAAGTAGGATTAAGAACTTATGAACATTATGGGTATAAAGAAGGTGTTGCAGCTGAAACAATTACACCTGGCCATTTGGTAGAATTGAATTCTAGTGGAAATATTCAGAAGCATTCTACTGATGGTGGTGAAGCTGCACCTAAAGTTGCACTTGAGGCTGGAGAAATAGGCGAAGAAATTGATGATGATTATGAAACAGATGAACAAATAAAGTTTGCTTTTGGAATTCCTGGAGAAGAGTTTAATATGATACTTGACAGTGATAGCGATGATGTCTCTATAGGAAGTAAACTTGAATCTACAGGTGATGGAACGTTAACATTGCAGGATACAGGAGAAGTAGTAGCTATTGCATTAGAAGCTGCAAGCCCAGGAACAGATAATGTACGCATCAAAGTGGAGGTGCTTTAAATGACTGTAAGTAGAATAGAACAACTTAAAAAGAATGCTCCAAATGATTTCTCAAAGTTCTTAGTCAATGGTGCTCAACTTAAGGATTATAAAGAAGCTCAAATTAATAACGATTCTAGCCTTCTTCGATATGACGAATGGAAAGAAATTGATGACCAAGTTTTAGACGTTGTAAGGACTAGGTTAGATGCAGTTCAGGATTTGCTTGACGCTGGCTTAACTCAAGATCTTGGCGGCCTTGGAACTATGATTTCTGAATATGAACGCCAGTCTGATATTTCTGATGCAGATATCTCAATGAGTCCTCAAGCACGCTCTGATGATGATACACAAAACTTTGATTTGACTGGAGTTCCTATCCCAATAGTTCACAAAGACTTCAGCTTAAACATTAGACGTCTACTTGCTTCTCGTAGAAGAGGAGATGGGCTTGATGTTTCAGTTGCAAATGCTGCATCAAGAAAAGTTTCTGAAGCATCTGAAAGTATGGTAGTCAACGGTGCTGATATCCAGTTTGGCGATTATCAGATATATGGTTACATGAATCATCCAAATGCAATAGACGTAGATGCAGCTGGTGAATGGTCAAATGACATTGCAAATATCTATCCTACTATCCAAGACATGGTTGCAGAGCTTAACAACGAAGGGTGGGCTGGGCCTTACACTCTATATGTCAATCCTAATGAGTATGAAATTATGAGAGACGTATATAGCGATGGCTCTGGAGATAGCGTATTAAACAGGATAGAAGACCAGTTTCCTGAAATCGATGCAATTAAGAAGCTTCATGAGCTTGACGAAAGTGAAGTTGTTATGGTACAGCTTACTTCTGATGTTATTGACCTTGCTGTTGCAGAAACTCCTGAATCTGTTGAATGGGACAGTCCTGGAGGTTTTCAGGTTAACTTTAAAGTAATGGCAGCATGGGCTCCAAGAATAAAGTCTGATTATAATGGAAAAACTGGAGTTGCAAGAGTAACTGATGCTTAATGCCTCCCACATTTAGCATTAATCTAGCTGGTTAGCTCGGCCTCATGATTTGCTTTATTAAGTATTTCATGGGGCCGAAAAGCCAGACTAAGGTAGGTGATTTTGATGCCTAGAGCTATAGATGAAGAAGTGAAAGAAATAATAGATACAGATGTAGATACAACGCCATTTATTAAGGTAGCTAATTTGTTAGTTAATAGCCACGTAACTTGTACTGACGATGAAGAAATATTGACTGAAATAGAAAGATGGCTCGCAGCACATTTTGTAGGAATAAGAGATAAAGAAGTAAAAAGCTATAGCATAGGAGATATAAAGCAGAGTTTTGCAGTGAATACAGGAGCAAATTTAAATGCAACAGAGTATGGGCAGCAAGCTATCTTGTTAGACCCTTGTAATGAGTTAGAGAAGTTAAATAAAAAGCAAGCATCAGTTGGTGTGATTACACCGTGAGCCCTGGAAATGTAGAGATTGAAGACAATAATAATGTTCCAGAAATCGTTAAGCAGTTAGAAATATTAAAGATGGCAACTTTAGAAGTAGGAGTTTTTGGTCCTGAAAACTCAACATTAATAATAAAAGCTGCTGTTAACGAATATGGAGCTGAAATTGAAGTAACTGATAAGATGCGAGGGTATTTGTGGCACAAAGGGATGAATATAAGTCCTGATTTAGAAAAAATAACAATACCTGAGAGAAGTTATATAAGGAGCACTGTTGACGAAAAAATAGGTGAATGGCATAGAAAAGTCAATAAAGATTTTGAGAGGCTTATTGATGGAGAAATGAGAGCAAGAACACTTCTAAATAGATTTGGAAAAAGGGCTTCTAAAGATATAAAGAAAAAAATATCTGCAATAGACTCTCCACCAAACCATCCTTTTACCGTAAGAGGGAAGACAACTACTTCTGGTGTTGGTGATAGCCCGCTTGAAAATACTGGTGATTTGAAAAGTCAGATTACTTGGAGGATAAGGCTATAATGGCAAATAAACTTAATGCAAAGCCAATAATTAAAAAACATGAAGTAACTGTTACCTTAACTAGAGCTTCTGAAGGGTCAATACAGGATGGTGAATTTGTAGGTGGCGATAAGCAGAACTTTGAATTGCGTTTAGCTATATTTCCTATGACAGCAAAAGAATTAGAAAAATATGAAGGTGGTAAGTATTCTTCTCAAGATATACAAATTTATCAGAGGCGAGATATTAAGGCGACTAAATTAAGTGATGGCAGCAAAGTTGTTTTTAACATCAAAGAAGAAGATGTGATAAGCTATCAAAACAATAACTATAAGGTAGTCCAAGTTACAGATAGAACAATAAACTCTAACTTCTATTACGCTGTAGCTACTAAGAAAGTAGAGTAAAGCGAGGAATAAATTATGATAGATTTATGGCAGTTTAAAAAAGATATTAATACCCCAATAAAAGCATATACTGAGATACCACAGATGCTTATATCTAATCAAGAAATTTCTGAAGATATGTATGAGTATCCTCGCATACTTTATAATTTCATAACAAAAAATACTCCTTGGCCTGCTTACACTATGATATTAGACAAAAGTGTAGTTGCTTATGATGAAAGCAGATGGGAAGATGAAGATGGTACAGAGGGATTCGAATACGATTTTGAATATGAATATGTAGCTAAGGTTGATGCTACAATTTCGTTTAACGGATATGATATTGAGCAAGGAAATTTAAATGGATATATGAGCAAACTTCAGGATTGGTTCAGGATTCCCAAACTTGGACGTAGGTGGCTTAATAAGCATGATGCTGTAGTACTAAACATTGGAGAAATCCAAGACAGAAGGCAAGAGCTTGAGGCACAATACGAAAGTAGGCTTGGTTTTGATGTTCAATTAGGTTTTGAAGATGTATTAGTTATTCCTGAAAAGACAATTGAAAAAGCAGAGTTTGAGATTAATTATGATGATGAAACTATAAGCTTTACTGAGGAGGTTTGAGATAATGGTAGATATTATTGATGTCACAATATTCGACGAGACTACTCCAATTTCAAAAGCAGGGTTTGGTCTCGGATTAATATTTGATGACGGTAATGACATCGACTATAAAGAAATTGAGTCAACAAGTGATTTAACAAATGTATCTTCTGGTGATCCGCTTTATGATATGGTAGAGCAGTATTTTGCACAAGAACCTAGCCCAAGTGAGGTAGCTGTATATGGGGTAGATATAGAAGCTTCTGGGACAAGTATTTCAGAAGAGCTGGATAAACTTGAGCCTGAAGGTAATGATGATTGGTATTTCTTGATGATTACTTCTAGAACAGAAGCAGATCTTGAAGAGGCTGCAGGCTGGGCGAGTTCTAACGGAAAGTTATTCATAGGTCAGTATGATGTTTCGACTTCTGTTAGTGCTATTAATACGTCTATTGAAACTATTTCTTCTAGCCGCGCAGCTGCTTGTGCACATGACGGAGGAACAGAAGAAGAAGAGCAGTATATGGACGCAAGTTTTACAGGCAGAATGTCAGTAACTGATCCAGGCTCTTCAACGTGGATGTTCAAAGCTCTTAACGGGGTAGCACCTGTAACTTACACAAACACTGATATTAATTCTCTGCTTGATGCTGAAGATGGCGGACCAGCAAACACTTATATCACGAAATATGCAACTGACATGACACTTGAAGGGAAGACTACTGATGGCGGATATATAGATATTCAGCGCTCTAAAGATTGGTTAAAATCTAGAATTAAAGAGGAAATATTCTTCTTGTTAAGTGGCCCAGGAAAAACTCCTCTTGATGATATTGGAATTAGCCAAGTTGTCGGCAAGCTTAAAGATGTTTTACAGAGAGCTGCTTCACAGGGAATTATAGCTAGAGATGCAGACGGAAACGCACTTTGGAGTGTAAGTTATCCAACTAGAGATGAGATATCTGACGTTAATCTAGCAGATAGGATACTCCCAGATATTGAGTTTACTGCAACTGTAGCTGGAGCTGTTCACAGTGTAGAAATTGAAGGGACGCTAACTGTATAAAAGTAAAGGAGGTTAATGAATATGAGATATGATCCGCAACGAGTTCATACAGTAGTTGATGGGACTGAAATTACTGGTTTTGCTGAAGGAACAATGATTACAGCAAGCCGAATGGAAGACAAGAGAGATATTTATGTTGGCGCTCAAGGTAATCATACCTTTACGAAAAATGCTAATGATGCAGCTGAGGTTACTATCACTCTTCAAGGTAATTCGCAAGCAAATAGCAAGTTAGAGGAGCTATATAACCAAGATGAACCATTCTCTTTTGCTTGTGTCGACCAAAATGTCTCTGGCGATGTTTCAGCTTATGGATCAGAATGCGTTGTTCAGAGTTTGCCTGATTTTGAAAAAGGTGGCGAGCTTGAAGAAAGAGAATGGACATTGATAGTCGCTAATTATGAAGAATCATTTGACGTATAAAACCATCTGGCATATAAAAACAAAAATAAAGGAGGGGTTTGAATGCCTGCTGGAGATAAAAAAGAAATAACTATTGACGGGCAAAAATATGTGCTTCAAAGACCAAAGGTGCGGTGGACTGTGCAGCATTCTGATAGGTGCACTGACCCACAAGGAAACTTAATTAGAGAGAAGTATATTCAAGGCTTGTTTGATAACGTAGTATTAGAGCCATCTGACTTAAGTTTTGACGATTTTGATAGCGTAACTGAAATGCGTAACGTTGTCGATGAGATAGAATCATTTCTATAAACCTAAACATTCTAAATATGTAGTAGGAGATTATGGGATACATTACATTGAAGAGATAAATAAGCCAAAATATAGAGCTAGGTTAAGAAAAAATCCAAGAAAGTTGAGGATGTATGACTTGGCTTATTACACAAAAGACATTAATGCTGTTATGGAGATGGACGATGACGAATTTGAAGAGGCCTATCAAGCTTTTGAAATGATAGAAAACGAAAAGAAAAAGCAAATGAACAGCCAGAGAAAAGGAGAAGGAGGTCGCTGAGGTGCCTGGGAATAAAGCAAGAAGTGTTAGGTTCGGCATAAATTTTGGAATAAACGATAGAAAGCTAAAGTCTGCTAATTCACAGGTCAACAGGCTAAAGAGAAATGTTCAAATGTCTTCGACTACTTTTGGAAAATTAGGCGCCTCAGCTCGACTTGCTGGTGCACAGATAAAAGCTTCTTTAGGAACTGCAGTATCATTAGCTAGACAATATAGATATTATTTAGTTGGGGCTTTTACTGCTGCTGGAGCTGCAATAGCAAGAACAACAAAATCTGCCTCAAGCTTTAACTTCCAGATGACTAGAGTTGGAAACGTAGCAGGAACTACAGCTGAAGAGCTTAATATGTTAAAAGAAGAAGCTAAAAACTTAGGGATTGAGACTGCTTTTACTGCAAAAGAAGCTGCAGAAGGAATGGAAGAATTTGCAAGAGCTGGTTTAGGAGTTAATGAAATTATGCAAGTTATGCCTCAGATGTTAGATTTAGCAGCAATAGAGAGCATGAAATTATCTACAGCTTCAGATATTGTAGCAAAATCAGTCAATGTTATGGGCCTTGAGTTTGATGAGACTAGAAGATTTGTAGACGTTTTTGCAAAAGCCTCTGCTGAAAGTATGACTACTGCACAGGAGATGGGTGAAGCTTTTACAGAAGTTGCATCGCTTGCTTCTAACGTAGGAGTAGGAGTAGAAGAATTGACAGCAACACTGGGTACTCTTGCAGATAGAGGTGATTTAAGTACTCAAGCTGGTCGTAGATTAAACACGGCATTAACCACGCTAATGACACCTACTGGTAAGGCTGAAAAAGCAATTGAGAATTTAGGTGTAGACTTATGGAACGCACAGGGAGATTTTATTGGAATAACTGAAACTATAAGAGAGTTTGAATCTGCATTAGCTGGAATGACTGATGAAGAGCGAATGACAGCATTAGGTGAAGTAATGCCTAGGCGAGCAGCTAGGACTTTCTTAAAAATAATGCAAGGCGGCTCTGAAGACATATCTGACTTTGAAGAAAAACTTAGTGATGCTGGCGGAACTGCAAGAGAAATGGCAGAGGATCAGCTAGACACTTTAAGAGGTTCTTTTGACAGATTACGTGGTAGTATTAATGTTGCTGCTATAAACATTGGGAATTTCTTTACTCCTATAATTTCAGGTGCTATGGAGAAAGTAACTGGGTTAATTAATATATTCAACAAGATGCCAGAGTCTACTCAAGCTTTAGTTGGAGGAATGCTTGGAGTAGTTACTGTAATAGCTGGAATAGGAGCTGTAGCTGGCTTAGCTGCAAAACCTTTATCTGCCGTAAAAACTGCTTTTACTGGACTTCTTGGAATATTAGGAATAGGAGTAGGGAAATTTTTAGCAATAACTGCAGCAGTAGCTGGGTTATATTTAATAATTGAGGATTTATATTTAGGCATGCAAGACGGCTACGACTCAGCGTTAATTCCGTGGATTAATAAATTTCTTGACATAATTGGAGTAAGCCGTGATTTTGCAGAAATTGTAATGGACGTAAATGACACACTGTATGATTTAGTAACTGGAATTAATATTGTCGTTGATGGAATGTTAGACCAGTTTTGGGGAGCGCTTAAGATAATAGGCGGAGCGATTAAATGGCTTTTGACTGGAGATTTGGATTTGTTAATGAGCGGATTTGATGATATTAAAATTGGAGCTGCAAAAATAGAAATTGGGTTTAGAAGAATAAGCTCAGGAATTATGTCTATAGCATCAGCAGCATGGTCAGGATTAAATTGGTTTATCGGCGCAATTGGCGGAATAATAGACCTTCTTATAGTTGATCTGCCAGAGGCAGTTGAGGATAGATACAATGATGTTGCTGAATGGTTAGGATTGCCAACAACTGATGATTTCATAGATTGGCATAATGAGATTGCTGAATGGTGGAATACTTCATTTGACTGGCCAGATATCCCTAAGTGGGAACATGAAAAAATTAATCTTCCTAACATTGTTGAATGGCTAGGAGATTGGTGGAGTAATGTAGGGCAATGGTTTGATAATATAAGCTGGCCTTCACTTCCAGATTGGGAGGTAGATTTTGAGTTTCCTAATATTATTGAGCCTGTACAAGATTGGTGGAACGACTTAGGTGATTGGATGGACGATAATTTGAGTTTCAGTAATCTATTAGAAAGTGTATTTGACATAAGTGGAAGCTGGCTAAACAAAATACCAGGAATTGGTGGAGATGATGGTTCAAACAATGTATCTGCAGGCACCCCATCAGATTCACATCAGCCTAACGTAAACATTGAAGTTGACAATAGCCAATCTGGCTCGCCAATCGCTCAGAGAAGATCGCAAGGAGCAAAAGAAGCTAACAATAATATTGACTTAGATTTCAATTTTGATAACGTATCTGCTGAAGATATACCGCAAATAAGAAGCAAGATAAGAGAAGAAATTGAGCAGATCTTTGAAGAAATAGAAGTACAGGAAAGTGGTGGATAATTATGGCATCACTTGGCGATATTGAATTTCAGGTAATTAATGATGAGCAGATAATACACTCTAACACTGTAACACAAAAACCTGTAGAAGATGAGGCTGATATTTCAGACCATATTAAAGCAGACCCTTTAGAGTTATCCCTTAAAGCCTATTTTGCTGGTCCTGAAGATGAGGTTAGGGATACTTATGAAAGCTTAGTAAACATTGCAAATAAAGATAAAGAGCTGACATACTCAGGAGCTACTGGAACTTATGAAAGAATGGCAATATCTGAGATAAGTGTATTGAAAAACTCGTCTTATGGGAATGGGTTTGAGTGTGATATTAAATTACAGCAAATAAGGGTAGCAGAATTACAAGAAATCGAAATAGAAGTAGGTACTGATCCTGAAACTGGAGAAGAAATTCAAGAAGAAGCAGATGAAACGCCTACAGAAAAAGACACGGAAGACGAAGAAGAAGATACTGATGAAGCAGACCCTACAACCCTAAATTTGCTTATTGAAAAAATATCAGGCTCTGGAGATAGCGATGAAGAAGTTGAAGAACAATATGAAATTCCTTCAAACGAATAATATATCAAACAATCATTAGGATGTGCTCTCATGCATTTGAATGTTTAAATGATGTATACTATTATGTTATAATATAAATGCATAGGAAATACACTGGCAACCAATATATAACATTATAAGTGTAAGTTAGGAAGTGATATGCATGTCGACACTACAGTTAAACGTTCTTCCTATAGAGAAGGATGGGATAAAGAAAAAACCTAATCACTTTCTTATTGATATTGCTGGGTTGAGATTAATTTTTAAAGTTGGGTGGAACAGTCAATCAGAAGAATTTTACTTTGACCTGTTTGATGTAAATAATGAGCCGCTAATTAAAGGGCAGAGAATAACTTACGGAATAGATTTCTTTGAAAATATAGAAGACCCGTATATAGGAAGGTCAGAAATTATAATTCTTCCAATAGATTTCAAAGGTGAGCATGACAGAATAACCTATGATAATTTCATGAATGATGTGAAGCCGTACATTTTTACTGGTGAAGAATAATGGGAGAAAAATTATTTGGGAGAAAGATTGAGCTAAAAATAGGAGATAAAAAGATAGAGTATCCTGGCTTAGAAATAGAATTTGAAATTAAGTTTTCAGATGATGATGAAGGAAATGCTGGTCATGTTCGGCTATTCAACTTATCCAAAAATACGCTTGACAGTATAACCACAGAGACTAAGTTTAAGTTAAAAGCAGGATATAAAGAAAAGTTTGGGCTGTTGCTTCCTGGATTAATTGAAGTTAAAAAGACTAAATGGCAAGGGATGGATAAAGAGACGACGCTAATTGTAGGCGATGATACAGATTTATGGATGCGGTCGACTATAAATAGAACATGGAAATCTGGTAAAACTGCGTCTGATATTATCCCAGATGTAATTAATAATGCGGGGTTAGAAGTAGGTGAAGTTGATACTAATAAAAGCATAACCTACGAAAAAGGATTAACCCTATCTACTACCACGAGAAAAGCATTAAAAAGGCTGGCTGAAGATACTGAATCTAAGCTTCATTCTAAACGTGGCTTGGTATATGTTAGGCCGCCAGAAAAAGCAGAAAAACAAGCAGTATTAGTAAACTCAAATACTGGATTAATATCATCTCCAGAAAAGGTAGAAGAAAGTAGTGGCGGAGGAGAAGGAGAAGAAGAAAGCAGCAAAGCGAAATATATGGTAAAGATGTTACTAAATTATGAAGTAAGAGCTGATAGCCTTCTGAAAATAGAAAGTAGAAATATAAGTGGCGAATTTCGAGTAATTAGTGGCAAGCACGTAGCTGAAGGCGATGAGTTTTCTACTGAATGTGAGGTGGAAAAAATATGAAAACAAATAGAGTAATAAGAAAAATGATAGAAGAAAGAATTCATGACATTCATACCTCACTGCCAGCAAAGATAGAAGAGTACGATGCAAAAACAATGTATGCGAAAGTTAAGCTGTTAAACAAGAAGGAATTGCAAGGAGAAATGGCTGAAATACCGCCCATTGTAGAAGTTCCTGTAGCGCATCTTAACGCAGGTCCATTTATAATTAGACCACCATATAAAAAAGGCGATAATGTTTTAGTGATATTTAGTGAAAAAGCGTTAGATAAATTGCTTATTAGCGGAGACCCAGAAAACCCACAAATTAAAAGGTTCCATTCATACGATGACGCAATAGTTGCAAAAGGATTAAAAATAGAAAATGATAGTGACTTAAATTCTAGCTATGCTGAAGATTTGCTTATAGAAAACCAAGACCAGAATACTAGATGGGTTATGAAAAAAGATGGCACTACATTATTCGAGAATTTAGGTGCAAAATATAGTATTGAAGCTACGCCTTCTGCAGAAATTAATATAAATTGTGATAGTGATGTAAGCGTTACAACAAAAGGAAATGCTAATATAGATGCTGATGGCAATGTCAATTTACAAGGTGGAGCTGAGCCTATTCCTCTGGGTAATAGTCTAAAAACTTATATAAATCAGCATACGCATACTGGTAATCTTGGATCGCCTACGAGCCCTCCAATAACTTCAATGTCTACAAGCCAGTTAAGCAGTGACAGCCATACAGGTTAAGGAGTGAAACTTAATGGCACTTAAAGAACAACTACTCTCAAAAATGGTCTCTGCGCTAAATCAGTATCAGGCCGAAGATGATGCAGAGACTGTTACCGACAAAGACAATAATAAATTAGTGAAGATAATAGAAAATAATATAGATAATTATAGTTCTGGCTTTGATGGAGAAGAAAATATGCCATATTACGCTCATGGCGGAATCGCAGCTGTAGCAGAAGCAATAGAAAATAGCTATAATAAAAGCCAAAATACTACTTTACATCTAGTAACTGACGTGAGAATAGTGGTTGATAGCAATGATAATATTGTTGATGTTCAATATAAGATTCAAGAAGTTGAGATACTGGTAGAAAATACTTTTGAAATTAATATTCTTGATGAATCTGATTGGCAATATGTTAGCACAATATTAAACAGCGAAGTGGAGGAAGATGGTGACAGACCACTTGAACCTTCATCTTCTTAATAAGGCGGTGACAGAATGAAAAAGTCACTCAAAATAAATAGCCAAGGTGATTTAGAGTTTAATGAAGAAAATGGCGACTTAAAGATGATAGAAGGAACTGAAGAAATAGTGCAAAGAGTGAAAATATCGATAAGTATTAATGAAACAGAATGGCCATTTAATTTAAATTTAGGAGTTCCTTATATACAACTTATGAAAAGGAAAGCTCCTAACGAAGATTTTAAAAGCGAAATTAGGGCCGAGCTAAATAAAGATGATAGGATCGTAGAAATAGAAGAAATAAATATTGAAAGAGATAGAGAAAAAAGAATTTTATATATAAATTTTAGAGTTAGACTTGAGAATGGCGAGCTGATTGAAGAAAGTGTGGTGATATAATGGCTGGTGTTACATCTTCAGGGTTTGAAAGAAAAACTAGAGAAGAAATCGAAAGAGATTTAAAAAATAGAGCAAGAAATCTGTTTGGGGAAAATATAAACTTAAGCGATAGGTCTCCTTTAGGAAAAATAATTAAAAACTTTGCTTATGAAATATCTCAAAATTGGAGCGCCCAGCAAGATGTGTATAACTCAAGTTTCGTAGATTTTGCACATGGCCAGAGTTTAGATTACCTAGCGAAATTAATAGGCATCTCAAGGAGGCCAGCAAACCCAGCAAGAAGTAGTGAACCGCAAGTTTTTGAAGGAGATGAAGGAGTAGAAATTCCAGAAGGATTTTTGGTCGAAACAATAGATGGGGTTCAGTTTTTCACAGTAGAAGATGTGACTATTGACTCTACAAATTCTGCTGAGGTTAACATTGAAGCAGTAGAAGCTGGAGAAGAAGGCAATGTAGGCGCTGGAGAAATAACTGAGATAACTAACCCAATTTCAGGACTTAGTTCTACAAACAATCCTGCTCCTATAGTAGGCGGCCGAGACATTGAGTCTGATTTTGAGCTAAGAAATAGATTTCAAGATAGTGTGCAAGGTGGAGGCGCTTCTACAGCTGATGCTATAAGAGCTTCTATCTTAAAACTTGATGCTGTTAGAGATGCACTAGTGGTAGAAAATGATACAACTTCTACAGTTGATGGAATTCCTCCGAAAGCTTTTGAGAGTATAGTATATCAAGGAGAAGCTACAGAGATTGTCGAAACTATATTTGACACTAAGGCTGCAGGAATTGAGGCTTATGGCGATAATTCATATACTGTTTTAGACAGCATGGGATATGAGCATACAATTAAGTTTACTCGCCCTACAGATATGCAAATATATGTTGATTGCACAATAACTACAGATGATGATGAGTTTCCTTCAGGAGGAATTGAAGCCGTAGAAGATAATATCATAGAATATATTGGCGGCGAATTATCAAACGGGGAAATAGTATTAGGGCTAGGCTTAGGTGAAAATGTTATTAGAACTAGAATTATTGCAAAGGTTCATGATATTGATGGGATAACTGACGTAACTGTGGCATTAAGCACTGATGGAACAGATTACTCAGAAGCTAATATTGATATTGACGATATTGAGGTAGCGAATACTGAGCCAGCGAAAGTGGATGTGGTAGAAAGTGCCTAATATAAGTGATAGCACAAGCCGACATCCTGATTTGTATGGCAAAGAAGAAGATAGTAATCTCAACAAATTATATAGAACTTTTGACGAAGAAATAGATTTATTGCGAAATGATTTTGAAGATGTAATACAATCAAGAGATTTAGATTGGGCAGATGACAAAATATTAGACAGGATTGGGTTTACATTAGGAGTGCCAAGGGATGGCCGTTCTGATGTTGAATACAGAAGCGCACTGAAGATAGAAATAACTGCTAACCAAAGCCCAGGCGATATTGAAACTATGATTGAAATTTCTAGAACATTGCTTGGCGACGATGTTTTTAACAGGTTGATAGAGAATTGGGATAATGAACCAGCATCATTTATGATTTATTACGACTATTTTGAACTATTTTCTCAGGCCAAAGAAGAATATGCCAACGGAACATTTGAAGAAGTATCTGATATGACAAGGTCAATAGCAAAAATATTGAATCGTGCAAAAGCAGCTGGTGTAGACTTAATCTTAATGATATACATGGCTTTAAAGAATGAATTTGACGTTAATGAAGCACTTAAAAAAGACATAATCAAAAGCTTAAGCAATGATGCTTCTGCAACTGAAAATGTGTATAAAAATTTCCAGAAAACAATTAATGAAGGCGCGTTTCAATATCTTGATGGAACATCAGGCTTAGACGGTGACCAAAAACTTGATGGATCTCGCCCAAGAATGGCACAAATTCTTAACCCGCTAATATTAAAGACGATAAATGAAGATGCATCGCCTGTAGAAAGCTTATTTAAGAAGTTAATTAGAGGTTTAGGAAATGATGCTTCTGCAGCTGAAAAATTAAGCAAAACAATAACAGCTACAGCGTTAAATAACGAAGTAAGTAACAAGCTCGATGGAGGGCTAAACTTGAATGGAGGCAATGAGCTCAATGGAGTTAGAGAATTGGTATCACAATCACTAAATACTGAGGTGATATAATGCCAAAAAACAAAGTTGACGTAGAACAAAATTTAGCAATTAAAGTTAAGAAGGCAAATGACAATAAGGAGGTAGAAGATAATGGCTCAGAATATAGCAACAACTGATGCTGCAAGAGAACAATATGCAGAAGCACTTGCTGGTGAAATTGAACTTCCCGATGCTCAAGATATTGCTTTTGGAAGTGGCGGCCACGATTCAAGCGATGACCCGATAGATATAGATACAACTTGGACTTCAGTTCCTGAAGAATTATTGAAAAAAGAACTTGATAGTGTTGACTCAGATGCCTATGTTTGTGATATGTTAGGAGTGTTAGAGCAGGATGAACTTGTAGGTGAGACTATTTCTGCAGCAGGGATCTATGACAGTGAAGATACATTGATTGCAGTAGCCACATTTTCACCTATCCCTAAAGGTGATGATGACAGGATAGAATTTGACTGGAATACAGCATTTTAAGGAGTGATTTAAATGGTTGAAATGCCACATAAAGAAATAAATGAATTTACTACTAGCGATACCAATCATGCGGATAATTTTAATCAAAGAATGAACCTTATTTTAAGTTCTCTTGATTTGGTAGATTTAACTGAGGGTGAGAATAAATACAAAA